TGCGCGGAGGTGACTGAAGGAAAGACAAGGTTCTTCGACCCGCAAACCGGAAAGGATGATGCAAGCAATTACATACAGAGCATGAAAGCGGGCCGTGTGGGAGTGATAAGAATAGACAACAAACTGGTAAATCCCAAAATCATGGGACTATTCATCACCAAATAAACGGGAAGAAAGTGCCAGCCCCTCCTCACCGTCCACCAGACGGCAGGACTGGCCGTCGAACAGAATAAAGGCGGGAAGACCGACAGGCAACTCAAAACCATCCCCGTCAACACAGCCCACGGAATAGATGCTTCCTTCAGGGGAACTGGCTGATAAGACAACGGAGTTGTAACCGCTACTGTTTGCTAATTCCGACACTTGTTTAGGTATTTCCATAACGCAAAAAGGCACATAAAAAACGCCTTGCTGCAAAAGTATAAAATTATTTTTTAATTCAGTCATTCATGGACATAAAAGAATATTCAAAACTGATAAAAGCCAAACGGAAAGAACTGGATGGGCTAATGAAACGGAAAATGCCGGTTATCGCTGGACGAATGGCAAAAGACCATTTCCAGGACAACTTCCGCCGGGAAGGTTTCGTAAACGGAGGATTACACCCGTGGCCGAAAGCGAAAAGGCTGTCCTCGGGACGGACCGATGCGGCAGGGAGCTACGGGACGCTGCTCTCCGGAAGGAACCATCTCTTCAGCTCCGTCAAATACATGCCGGGAGAATACCGAGTGAGGGTGGCAAACGAACTCGTCTATGCGCCGGTCAATAACTGGGGAGGAGAAGTTCATCCGACTGTTACGCCCCAAATGCGGCGTTTTGCATGGGCGAAGTATTACCAGGCTTCAGGCAAGGCTAAAAAAGCCGCCACGGGCAAAAGAAAAGGCAAAAAGAAGGGTTCTGCCGCAAACAATGAACCGCAGGAAAATCAGGAAGCGCTGAAATGGAAAAGGCTGGCGCTGACCAAAAAGAAAAAGCTCCGGATAAAAATACCGCAACGCCAGTTTATCGGGGAAAGCCGGGAACTGTCCGAAAAGATAGACCGTAAAATGGAGAATGAAATCAGAAATATTTTAAACTTATAACAACATGGAAGAAATTTTTATCGCGATCATGGAACGCATCGCCGAAAAGATGCCTGAACTGTCATACATTGACGAGGACTACGGACAGCTTGAAGCCGGGGCGGAGGAGGACCACTATCCGGTAACCTTCCCCTGCGTGCTTGTCGGGAACGCCGAATCGGACTGGAATGACCTCGGTTACGGGGTACAGAAAAGCGAGTCACTCATCACCATACGACTGGCCATTGACTGCTACGATGACACCCACTACACCTCCGGAACCTATGACAAGGTAAGGGAACGGCAGCTGAAGGCCAAAGAGCTGTACAAAGCCTTGCAGGAGTTCCAGTGCACGGAAGAGACCAGCCCGCTGGTCAGGGTAAAGAGCCGGGACTATTCGCTGCCGGGAAACATCAAGGTGTACGAGACGGTTTATTCTTTCACGCTGCATGACGAGTCGGCCATGCAGTAAGGGGAAGGTTCATTCCCCCGTGAACAGGGAAAGCTGGACGGCTGTCAGGCGGGGTTTCTTAACCTTTGGGACGGGCTTCACCTCCAAGTCCTTCAGCTCCCGGCACTTGCACCGGATAATGGACATGATCCGCTCCTCGGAAATGAAAAACTCCTGGCGGGACAACACTTTCAGGGCATCATCAAAACGCAGGCGCTGCACCTCCGTCCAGTAATAGTAACGGCGGCACAGGGCTTCATCACGGAGTTCTATCAGTTTTTTGTCTCGTCCTTTAGCCATAAGTTCAGGTATATGCTGCAAAATTAGGCATTTAACCGGGGATGTTAATAAAAAAACGCCGCATCGTGTATGAATGCGGCGTTTTTCTGTTTAGAGTGTGAACAAAATCACATGGTCATCAGTTCGGTGTCATCCTCACCCGGAACAAACGGCTCGATGCGGGTGATCACCTTGCTCTGTACCTTCACCCGCCCGCTGCCATTACAGACCGGACATTTTGCGGATAAAGGAGCTCCTCCCTGGTCCAGGTAAAAGATACGTCCCTTGCCTTCACAACGCTTGCAGGCCATGACGTGCGGCGCGATGTTCTTCGTCTTCTCCATAACTACAACCGGCAGAATGAAGGCTCGATACGGCGCCAGACACCGTTCTCGTCACGTTTATGAAAATAGTAGTTCACCGCGGTCTTGTACACCACATTGCTCTCACGGAAGAGGTCCATGATCTCCGTGTACTCGCTGTCGAAACGGTCCTCCAGCTCATACAGCTTGCTCACCGACTTGTAGTCCAGATCACCCTGGCGGTTACGCTCGATCATGGTCATACCGAGCTGGTACATCGGATCATCGGTACCGAGTTCCCGGCTCATGGCGTAACGCTTCAGGTAATCCACCAGACGCTCGGCGGCGAGGTTGGCACGCTCGTCGAAACTCTTCACCTTGTTACTCCTCACTTCCAGCTTCATGTCACCGTCCACGATGGTGAAACTCGCCTGGTCATCCTTGCGAAGTTGCCCATAGTCACGCATCAGGTCACGGAAAGAGGCGGCTTCCTTCTCTACCCAGTCACGGAAGGCCTTCACGTCATCCACAACTGGAAACAGCCTGTTCTTCACTTCAAGCATGAACTGCGCACGAAGCCCTTCGTAGGCATCGCGACGATTGCGCTTGTTTTCCTTCTCTTCCTGCTGGAGCTGTTTCAAAAGCTCCTTCCTGTCCTGGGCGGACAGGCTTTTTAATTGTTCTTTCAAGTCCATAACTAAAAAATTAAATGGTTATTACTGTTGTTTATTCTCACGTTTGCGGCGGATGGCGCGCAGCTTCACCTGCAACGTGTCCAACGCCTCACAGTCAAGTTCACGGAACTCCATACCAGCGATACGGCTGTCCAGGCAGAAAGCGTTCACCTTGTCCCAGTCGGCCGTATCGATGCCCAGCAGCTGCATCTGGTGCAGTACCGCGGAACGCTTCTGACGGAGAATCTTCCGGAGCTCCTCACGGTAAGTGGGCGGTACCAGCTTCTGCATCCCGGCCACGGCAGCGCTGTATTCCTTCAGCGTCATCTCGCGCAGGCTCGTGGTGCGGCCGTCCGTGTACTGGGAGACGATGCTTTCCTTCAGTGCCTCACGATCCGATGTCGGAAGGCGGTTCAAAAGGCTGTAAAACGCCGAATAATTCTCGGGCTTGTTTAGCCGTTTACGGGTATTGATGTCTATCTGCATGGTGATGCTGTTCTTTTATTGCTTATTTTAAGGTCATTGATTTCCTTAATCACTCTCTTTACTCTGATAGTACACAAATAATCAAGAAGATGCTCTTTTTCATTTTTTGTACACTTATACTGGTTGAAAAATTCAAATATGTCCATTCTTTTCAGATTTTCATTAACTCAAACTATTCATACCACATCAACACAACTCTATGATTTCACCCACGGCAGAGCGCAGAAGAGTACGCAAGACCGAAGGGTTTCCGCTATCATAGATGACTTCCACACAACACTCGCGACGTGCATTACGTGACACGACCAGCTCGCAGGTCATATTCTCTCCAAGCCATTTCTCCACCACTTTACGGACACCCGCAGCAGTGGTCACAATTACCATTTTTTTACTCATAACTTTATTGTCTTGAAGATTATTCAGTTGCCTTTTTAATTGCATCACATAAAATGTCATAAACAGGCTCTTCAGCGCAAACATACCTAAGCGCTTCTTTACATGCCCTAAACAATTCAGGCGCAGCGGCTATTAATTTAGCATTCTCCCGCTGTTTTCTCGTTCCATTCTTATGTCTTCCCTGCGGAATAGGAACAAGAGCCAAAGGATATTCAATAGAGGTGTCTTCTTTTATAAAAATCACACCATCAGGAAAAAGCGGTGTTTGTTCCTCAACAGTTTTCCATTTTATCAAAATTTCTTTTCTACTCATAATTACTCTGTTATAGTGATTTTAATAGTTCCTCTTTAGATGGTGCATAGTTTTTTTCTAAATCGGATTCATAAACTTCAAGCCTATACCCAGCACTTTCTCCTATACGTAGTTTATATTTGCAAAACGGGGTGTATGGTCCATTGGTATCATAATTAAAGTTAGAGGTAGCTTCTACTGTTTCCACCAAGAACTCCTGCACTTTGTTGTTGTAGATACCCCAAACCTTTTGACCGGGCGTGAATTTTGTTTCTATTCTCATATTAGCTCCTTTCCATGATTACTTTGAATTATTCAACTCTTATCCTTCCGGTGTACTGGTTTCCCCGGAACTTCATCCCCTTGGTGAAGCCGCCCGGATATCCCAGTTCCTTGCTCCTCGCATTTGCCAGCAGCAGATGTTCCCGACTAAGGGAGGCTACAAAATCTTTATCCTTTTCCAGTCCAAGCTCTCGGGCCTTCCGGGTAACACTGCGTTCGGAAACGCCAAGCATTTCAGCCAGCTCCCGGTTGAGGGTATTATGATAATGGCGATGCATGATGGAAAGCATATTGCCGTTCCAAAAGATACGGGTAGAATATCCCTTATGCTCGACGAGCCGTCCCAGTGTCCGATGCATGAAAGTACCGTCAGCAACCTTCCGGTGCTTGCAGTACTGTTCACGCTTGTACGCCAGCACACATTCATGGCACCAAGAACTCCGCCCCCCATTCTTCAGCGGATAGAACTCACGCATCCACAACTTTCGACCGCAATGCGGACAGATGCGTTTACGTTTCTGCTTGTTGTTATTCTCACTCATAACTATTTATACTACATTCATCAGTTCATGTTCAAATTCCCACAAGATGGGACAACATTGATATCCGCCTTTCTCACCTGGGCCTGCATCAGCGCCATGGACAGCAACATGCAGACACGTTTGTCAGCCTTGACGGTTCCAGATATGGAACCCATAACATGGTCACCCTTGCCGGTCACGATTGAACCAGCAACCTGCTCAAGCCCGTCCGGATGCTCCTCACTGGCCGCAACGCTCATAAAAGCGCTAAGGTCGTTCTCCTTACAAAAGTTCTCCACGTACCGGCAGAGTTCCATTACTGCCGCTTTCTGTTTCTCTGTAATCATTTTAGTAAAATTTTAATCATTAATAATTATATGTTATTTCTCAAGAATATAGTCGCACTCAAGAACTTTGACACCACCGTAAAATGTCACTTTGGACGTATCAGTGATACCAAAATGTTCTTTATCCGCGAAAATCATATTTTTCACACCGGACTTCATTTGCCGGACAACGTCCTTAGCTCTTTTAGCGGTCCAGTTATGGGCGGCAAAACCAGCCTTGAACTGGTAGGTGGTCGTTATGGCACCGTTCTGGATTCTGGTGGAAACGGTAACGGTACCTACACAATTTTCTATTACTTTCTTCTTTCCCATGATGATTATTTATTTGTTGGTTTCCAATCCACTGTTATAATCGCATCCAATTCACCGCTACCGCCACACACCGGGCAGGGCACATGCACGTCCTCGCGGCTGCCCTCCTCCATTCCCCAGAACCAGCCGTTACCCTTACAGTAACCGCACTTGTGGCCGGTACTGACGAAGTTCTCACGGTTAGGCCCCTTGCACATATAGGCGGGAGGACAAATCTCCAGCTGTTTCTTTATCCTGCTCATGCCTGGCCTCCTTTCT